CCCGAAGTGTGGAACAAGAAAGAAACTTTCGTTGAGTGAACGGACATACGAGTGTGATTGCGGTTTCGGCATGGATAGGGATGTAAAGTCCGCTATTTGTATTGAAATCGAAGGTTTGAAACGAGTACCTATGGACCATAGGGATTTTAAGGAGCAGGAGATTTCATCCTCTACTTTCTTTAACTTATTGACTAACATCGATGGAGTTGAAGTAAGCAAGATGAAGTCGTAGAATGCTGGAAGCCGCAGGGCTTGCCCTGCGGTAGGTCACCAAAGTCATAACTCCAACCTTCCATATTGGGCACCTTTCCGGCAGCACCCTTTGTTAGTTGGTATGTTCTCTCTGTTTGAAGGTCGCAAATTACTTTTTCTGGAATTGGCGTCATTTATTTCTCCTGTTCAAGTGAGTGCAGTATGCCTTTCCTTAAACATTATGTCAATCTTAAAAAGTGGAAAAAAGATTCATTTTTGGAAATTACTTTGTTTGTTAAATACTCAAGATATGGGTGAGGGGTAAATGGGCTACCTCGAAAGACCCGTATCAACGCTTCTGTCAAAACTCTTGGATCGCCGTTGTCTCCCCAATCTTCTCGATTAGAAAAATGGTGTGCATATTTTCTGGAGATGATTTCAGAAAGTAATTTAGATTTGTCCTGTGCATTAGCATATTGAATTGCCAATTCCCTTAAAGAAAATCCCGTGAGTGGGACAACAAAGTTTTTAATGTCAGTGACAATTTGAGTGTATCCTGAGACAGTTGGTGGCAGCTTGTATTCGGCGGCGATTTCTCTGGCCACAAGTTCTGTAAAACCCTCGTTGAATTCGCTGCTGATATTGTGTTCTTCCAGGCCGGTGGCGTGCAGAAGTTCGTGCAAAAGCGATTCGTGGCCTTGGCCACGGACCAGAATGTCTCTGTCCTTGGTGAAGAGAGCCCCGGCTTTGCCGAACAAATTTTCATGTTCGTCACCGAACCTTTTCTTCCAGTCTGTGTCATTTAGAAAGGCAATTTCTCGGTAATTGGGTTCCATACCAAGATATTCCGCAACGGCATTGATGTGTTTTTTGATCAGAGGGTCCATGCAAGTATATATTGACAATACATTCAATAACGTTTAAGGTGACGGAATGATCAGATTACATTTGGTGTATCGTCGTTGTCTTTTTACAAATAACAAGATATACTAAGTTACAAGCGGTAAGGACTGCTGGCGGGCATCGCCGTTATAAACTATCAGACCTTGAAAAGTTACAAGGTAGTATCCAAGTAACAGAACTACCTGACAAGGAAGAAGCGGTTTGTTGTTATGCAAGAGTGTCATCCCATGAACAGAAACAGAAGGGCGACCTTGATAGACAGAAAACACGCATCATGGAATATGCAGTTAAGAAGAAATATAAGGTTGCTCATGTTCTTGAAGATGTAGGCTCTGGCATGGGAAGTAACAGAGCAAGGTTAAAGAAACTTTTTGACCTTGTGGAAAATCATGAAATAACCAGAGTGATAGTTGAGCATAAGGATAGATTGACTCGCTTCAACTTTGGTGTATATGAAAGATACTTTCATTCTCATGGTGTAACGATTGAGTATGCGGAAGATGTTCAAAGCAAAACATATGAACAGGAATTGGTAGATGATATGATTTCGCTCATGTCATCATTCTCGGCGAAGATATATGGGAAGAGGTCAGCCGAGAACAGGAAGCGTAGGAAGGCAGAAAAATTGGCGGCAGGGGACGATAGTTTAACATAATTAACGAAGGTTGTGGGATTAAATATCAATATGATAAAATTTAGCGAATGGCTATTATTGAAAGAAGCAAGCCAGATACAATGGACTATGCCCAATATACAAGATGAAATGGGAGAATTAAACAGAACTGCAAAAACTCTTAATATTAACCCACAACAACTTACGCAGGCAACTAAAACAGCCAGATTAGTTCCGTTGGATGATAACACATGGGCGAAAATGAGTAACACTGACTCATGGAATATTAAGTCAGGCGATATGGACTCCGTTAATTCATTAGCGAAAGGATATGGGCGAGACGCAACGAGTATTGCACAGGGCTTTCAATCTGGTTCGCCAATGCCAGCCCCAATTGTCTTATCTCATAAAGGAAGCCCATATTTGGTAGGCGGTAATACACGGCTTATGGTGGCAAGAGCAATGGGCATTAGACCAAGTATGTTGCATGTTGCATTGTAATATAGGAGATGTCCATGAATTACTTGCAAAAGTTTCGGCAAAAAATGGCTGAAGATGGGTATGAAAAAACTATTGCAGAGGTAAGTGTCTTATTTCAATGTGGAGTGGAACGTCTTATGTCTTCCTTAACATTAGAAGATTATTTAAGATATAAGAATATGAACAAAGATGATATTGTAGCAATTAGTTTTAATCAATCTTATGAAGAAGCAAAAGATACTATTGACCTTTTGATTTATGTAGGCAACTTAAAATTTAACTTTTAATGCTCTATTAGAACGTGAATATAATACGCTCTACAAGATGTTCGCTCAAGTTTAGCACCAACACTAAACTTGATAAGTTACAACTGGTGATGACGGAATACTCGAAGGTTGTTAATTTCTTCATTGATAGGTTCTTCGAGAAACCGCCAACCAAAGCACAACTGCTCAAGCCAATAGTAGACTTGCCGACAACATGGCTCTCGGCACGATTAAGGAAAGTAGCGGCGAGAGAAGCCATTGATATGATTGGCAGTGTCAAGGAAAGAGGATTGACTACCAAACCGCACCATAACGGCAAGAGTATGAGTGTCAGCAGCACGATTGCGGAGTTGCAACAGAGTGAGAATAGTTTTGATTGCTGGCTACATCTGGCAAGTATTGGTGACGGTATCATAATTGACTTGCCTATAAAGTTACACAAGCACTACTACAAGTTGAAACAAAGAGGTAAGCAGTTAGCGAGTTATATCATCAAGCCAGATTGTGTCCAGTTTTGTTTCGAGATTGAGACAGGAGCGAAGAAGGAAGATGGTAAAATAATCGGCATTGATACTGGTATCAACTCTCTGGCAACTTCCAGTGAAGGTGAGCAATATGGCACTGACATAAAGAGTATCATTGAGAAAATCAAGCGTAAGGAACATGGAAGTAATAAACAACAGAGAGTGCGGAGAGCGTTGAAGCAGAGGATGAATGAAGTTGCCAAAGAGGTAATGAAACAAGATGTAAAGTTAGTTGTGGTTGAAGACTTAAAGAAGATGAACCACAGCACAAAACTCAAACGCCGCTTGAGTAAAAATATGCGGCGTAGTCTCGGTGCATGGGTGTATCGCTACTGGCTAAACAGGGTACAGATGGCAACGGAAGATAACCGTGTTAGTTTCCGACGTGTCAATCCTGCTTATACCAGTCAGCGATGTAATGTATGTGGTCATACCGAGAGAGGAAACCGAAACGGATTGATGTTCTTGTGTCTTAAATGTGGCTACAAGGACAATGCAGATTATAATGCTGCCAAGAACATCAAGTTTCGGTTTCTTAGTGGACCTTACGGTGCTGCTTACAAACCAAAAGATGAGGAATTATTGTTAAGGTAGATTTTTTCCACATTTTGAGGAACGGTCAATAAGACATAAAAGGCTCTGCTTGTTAAGAACAGCATTTGAACCGCTTGCCACCTGATAATCAATCGAATTGCTTGCCCGAATGTATCTGAGCAGCACCAGCTTACGCCGCTCGTTGTCATAAGCAACATCGAGCGGATTATGGTCATTTTTGCCGGGCATGCCGTAGGGGCCGAGGACGAGCATGACAATGAAAACCCATGTCTGTATTAGACTTATGTAAAATTTAGCATTTGCAATCATGGATCACCTCCTATCTTATTATACTACAAATTCTCGATTTGTGTATATCAAGGCATCGGTCCTGTCGGCAAACCAGGCTGATCGGCACTAGGGCTTACATGATTAGGTTTTGCATGTTGAGCATTTATTAAGCCCTTTTTAATATTCGTAGACAATCTGGTCACTTGTTGCGGGTTAAGTCCAAGGGAGTCCATCACTTCTTGAACGATGAATCCTTTGCGGATGAGATTCAATTTTTGGCCCTGTTTTTCAAGCAGTTCAGTCAACCAAGTCAAATATATCTTTATCTTGCCGCTTAAATGCGTATGATAAAAGTTATAGTCCTCAGCAGTAGGTTCTTCATTAGTGGTTTCATTGTTGCCAATAGAAACTGGTGGACTTACTAATTCGAGCCATTGTTTGAAATTTGGAACCATACTGTATTTAGGGTGTTGCTAACAAAAATTGTTGTTGTCCACCGATGCCGCCCATGATGGATTCAAAAGTATGATACCCACAGTCTTTCAACAGTTGATAAATACCTTCCGGTGTTGTTCCATAATCTTTCATGTTTACGCCGCCGTTAACACTTAAATGCATTTCTATTTCCAAGCGTGGGTGGAAAGTGTTTAGAAGTTTCAAAGCTCCTTCCAGAACGTGAAATTCATAACCTTCTACGTCTATTTTCATCACGTTTGGTTTATGTTGAATGTAATCATCCAAACAAATGGATTGAATTGGAACTCCTGTCCCTGGTTTTTGAACCCGTTCAGCCAAGAAATAATGATCTTTTCCTGCTATGTTGGACACTACTTTGTTTACTAAAATTACATTTTTCAATTGATTTAGTTCCATATTCTTTTGGAGAACTTCACAGTTATATTGTACTGCCTCAAAAGCTACGACTGAGCCTGAACTGCCTACGTGTGTAGCAAATACGGTTGTTGTCCAACCGTGATGGGCTCCTACGTCAAAGACTACGTTTCCCGGAGCAATCATCTGTCGAAGCTTGGGATTCCAATTGTTTCGGTTGTGGAACCCCAACTCTCTGTCGCCACCAGCACCATTTATCCATGAAGTCTTATACCAATCCTCGTTCAACTTCGTTATTTGAAATTTTATCTGGTGATCCCATACTGTCTGATTGTCTACATACGGATAATTCATCGTGTTTCTCCCAATTACATAAGAGTATAATCCAAAAATTGTTGTTCCAATAACGTCAATGGAAAAACAGTTGCATCAACCCAATGTGCCTTGATTCTTTTTGCCACCAGGGGTGTGTTAAAGAAGAAGGGCTCCACGGGTCTCCTGGAAATGTCGTGGCTTATTATTCTCAGTCCAGCTTTAGTAAACATCTCGTTGTAGGTCATAGTCGGGTTAATTACTTTGATTATCTTTTGGCTAGAGGTGGTGAGATTAAGTATTTCCAATTCATATTCATTGAATACCAGATGGACAAAAGCTTTGTTGAGTTTCAGATGGGTTGCATGGCGAGAGCAAAACGGGTGTAAGCGAATAAAGATTTGTCCTTTAGAAGTTAGCAATTGTTTCAATTTTTTCAATACTTGCACCTGGCTTTCGTTGGTGATATGGTCGAGAACATCGTAAACCAAGATGATGTCATAGGGTTTGTTGTTTGCAACATCGGTCCAGTTGGAAGTAAGCTTATCTTCAGCAAAATCATTCCATTTTGGGTAGGCGACGATATCGTAACCGATGGACAATTTAGGTTTTTGTGATCTTGCTTTATGGACTACGTAGCCTTCACCGCAACCGAAGTCCAAGAGTTTCAAGCCAGTTAGATTCGTGTTGACAATGATGCTTAATATGCCTTCGGCTCGGTCTTCTTTTTCTTGTTCGGATGATATTTCAATTTCTATATCATCAGTGGTTGCGGCGGGCCACGCATCGCTTTCCAGCATGGCACTAAGTTGTTCAAATTCTGACAAGTTCCTAATAGCAACTTTGATGTTGGCGACATCTTGCTCAATTTTTAATAATTGTTCCTGGATAGCCTTTAGTGTATTCATACTAATATAAACTCAAGAAAGGACAAGAAATGGAAAAAGAATTCAACTTAGCAAAACGTATATCACCCAAATTAGTTGCCCCAGAGGATTTAATATCTGCCTTGGTTACCCTTGTTGAGAATGGTCAATCCAGGATGGCCCTGGAATATGTCAAAAAGCAATCCTCCACGCTTCTTTCATTTATCTTGAGTCTTTATCATTCTGGAAGACTTGAAGATAAAGGCTCTCAAGCAACAACTTTGGCACAGGCCGTTGTTTTAATTGAACCAACAGCGGAGAATTACAGCAATTTATTGTGTCTGCTTAACAAAGCGAGGAAAAGACAAGAGGCTTTAGATCTTTGGGAAAATAAAGTCAAAGAAATTGCCGAAACTGGCACAGGCATACACACGGCCAATCTATGGTATAACTATGGAACTATCTTGGGGGAACTGAACAGGAACAGGGAATCCGCCGACGCTCTTATCCGGGCTCGGGATTTGAATCCAGACTGTCCCATGACCCATTGTCAGTTGGGCAGCACCCTGATGGCACTTGGAGAAACCGCAGAAGGTTTGAAAGAAGGTCAATGGCGATTCAAGGCTTTTGGCAGTCTGACACGATTTCACAGGAGATTCAACGTCCCGGATTGGAACGGCAAAAACGCTGAACGGGTGGTAGTGTTTTCAGAACAAGGTGTCGGTGATGCTCTTCATCGTGTTCGTTATCTCAAGGATCTCAAAGCAATCGGCTGCAAGGTAATCTTGGAAGTGCAAAACGAATTGGTTGATTTGCTTAAGGGCCAAAAATATGTTGATGAAGTTTACGGCAGAAAGAATATCGATTTTGAGACCAAGATTGTGCCAGATGGAACTTATGACAGTGTAATCTCAATCAACGATCTTTCTTGTTGGTTCGAACCAGAGATGTCCAATCCTCCCGTGGATGGATACCTGGACATTAAGCCAGATGGCAGTCTCAAAGCGTACAGGCGACCTAGGGTTGGCCTGGTTTGGGCAGGAAACGGTATGGCAGGACATGATCGGCTTCGCTCCAGTTTTTTGCGGGATCTTTCTGCCATTTTTGATGTGCCCGGCATTACTTTACTAAATTTCCAGAAGGGAGACATGAACCGATGTTGGGTGAAGGATTCCTGGTGTATTCTGGAGCCTGATGCTGAGTTCGACGTGGTAAACTTGGCAGAAGGGGCCGAGGATCTTTTGGCCAAAATGCCTAATGTAGTGGAGAACTGCAAGTCTTTTTATGACACTGCATTGCTGCTGCGTGACCTGGATTTGTTGATCACGGTTGATACTTCAATGGCTCATTTGGCTGGAGCAATGGGCATTCCCACATGGTTACTACTTTCGAAATACTGTTCGTGGTATTGGATAAAAAACTGGTATACAAGTATCAAGTATTACAGGCCAGAGGGGGCTTCTGACGCTTGTTTTGCGGATCAGTGGAAAAAGATGGCATCCAGAGTAGCCGCAGACCTAATTTTGTGGAAAAAAGATCTGGACTATTGATCGCAGTTATGCTATGATACTACCATCTTGATGGGCCGGATCTTGTAACCTGATTGCCAAGGAAGGAAAAATGTGCAAGACTGCTGTCGTCAATCACACCGTGGACTTTGTGACTGATCACCTCTCAATGGAAGTAGATTTCTTGAAAGAAATGCACGCAATGGAGCGTGTATGCGTGTTCATCGACAACAGCAATTTGTTCCATATGATGCGTTTGATGTATGGCAAAGAGACCCGCCTTGATTTCCTCAAACTCAAAGAATTTCTAGCCGCAGGCCAGCAAGCCAACTGTCGATTCTATTACAGTTTTCCGGTCAATCCCGAATCCCTCCCCGAACCTTATCGCCAGAGCCACAAGCAAAGCGTCTTATTCTACGAGTATTTGGCAAGCATTGGCTTTCATCTCACATCTCTTCCACTTCGGGAAAGAATGGTCAACGATGCACTTCTACCAACAGAGAAAGGGTTGGACTGCGAGATAGTGTATGACATGGCGGTGATCTCCAGAACCGGCACCTACAAAAGATTTGTCCTCGTTGCTGGGGACGAAGATTACGCTCGTACCATCAAACGAATCCGCAGCGAAACTGGCATTGAGGTTGACGTGGCCTTTTTTGGCGGCTCCTACATTTCTACCATGTTGGTAAGGGAAGCGTCAAGGTTTTACGACCTGGGCCAGGTACATGACATTTTCAAGGAACCCAAGCAGAAACAGTCCAGGAAGCTTGAGATGACAATGGCATCAAGGTAAACTGGGTGTTTCAGGCACATCTTCTTCACATCTTTCAAATTCAGCTTGACAATATTTTTTACTTGCGATATGAGTGCTACTTGTGTCGCACACATTCCCATTTTAGAAAGGGGTAGTCGAAAGTTTAGCACGGATGTGTTGTCTTTTTTTCAAGGAAGGATTAAAAACATGCGAAGTGACAGCGTGGTATTAGCGGGTACGTCGTTTGACATCCCGGATACCATTAAATCTCTGGGACACGATAATCTTCATATCGTGCCCTTCGACCTGATTCTGGCAGCAGATGAAGAGATCCAGGGAGACGATTTCCACTGGGTTAACCCACGTCATTATGAGAAGGGCATCGCCGAAGATTTTATTCCGCAGGGGTTTGCAGACGACGAGATGCAAGCCTTGCTCAATGACATCCGAGAAGATGGTCTAATCTACTCCATCGTTTGTCGATGGTTTGCCATCGACAATAAGCTCTACGTGCAGATCCTCGATGGCGAACGCCGTTGGCGGTGCATCCGAAAATTGATTTCTGAAAACCAGATGTGCTGGGACAAGAATCAAAAGAAGATGCGACCGGCCAAGGATGTTTACAAGACTGTTCCGTGTGGTGTCTATCTGGTCAACGACAAGGAAAGCTTCAAGATCGCCTACCAGGCCACCAATCGCCAAGTAAAATGGGGCGATGGGGCTAATGCCCGCAGCATCAAACACCTGCGAGCATCGGGTTGCAGCGATGAGGAGATCCTGGAGCTTACCAAGAAAACCGGCCAATGGTTGCGAGAGGAAGACAAACTCTGCACCCTGGACAAGGAAACCTTCGCTTACTATGCCAGCGGCAAGAATAATCGAAGTGTGGCCTTGCTCCTGTGTGGCGTAGCTGACGTAGAGGTTCGTCTTGATTACGCCAAAAAAACCTACGAGCAAGCTCAGGAAGACGACGACAAACGGCTTGCTAAGCTGGATGCTGATATCAACCGTCTTGAAGAGAAAGAAGAATTGGCCGAAGCCAAGTTGGCTGAAGCAACAATTCTTGGCACTCCAGAAGAGGTTGAAGAGCGTGAGGCCGAGTTGGCTGAGGCTCAGGAAAAAGTCAAGGATGCCAAAAAGCAGCGAGCCCGTGGTTCCCAAGGCAAGACCAAACAACTGCGGAAAGTCGTCAATGCTGCTCAGCAAAATGGAAGCTCTGCTCCTCCCCCGCCTGAAAGTCTGAAGCAGGCTTTACGGCCTGGGAAGATCAAAAAGCAGCTTGAGTTGCTTGAAAAGATCCAAGAGCAGGATGGCAACTTCGAAGATGAGCCTTTGATACCGCTGATTTCTCTTGGCTACCTTGTTGCTGCTTACAATGCCATTCTCAATGGTGATGAGAACATTGTGAAAGCAATCCGGCGACAGACGAAAGTCAATGCCCAACTGGAAGAACGTCGTGCCAAACTGATTGCCTAGTTTGAAACGGAAAAAAATGGGGAGTGGTTTTACTACCGCTCCCCATTTTTTTTTTTGTAGATGCATAAATAAGGCAATGATCCACGCTTGCCCTTTCTGTGGCTGTCTTGTCCAAACGCTAATCGATGGCCTAGCTTCATGTCCTAAATGCAGTCGAGTATTTACTAATACTCTTTTCACTAGGCTCTTATCAGCTTCCTGGCTGGTACGCAATAATACATATCACGGCATAGAAGAGCTAATCTCGGATACAAAGATATCCGAGCCAGAGGCAATCTTCGTCTATTCCTTTATCGCCGAGAATTTGTATTCACACGATGAATTTCTTCGTGTCCTCAAGGCATTTAAGATTGACTAATTTTGAGAAACAAATTACTTTATTCTTAAATGGAGGTCAAATGAAAATATATTTGCTATGTGGAATGATAGCTTCTGGCAAAAGTACTTATTGTAAGCATGCAGCTAAGGAAGGTTCAATTATCGTCAATGATGATAGTATCGTTAATTGTGTACATGCCGACAATTATTTGCTTTACAACCCAAAGCTTAAAACTTTGTACAAATCCACTGAAAATCACCTTGTTAACATGGCAATTGCCTTACAAAGAACGGCCATAGTAGATCGTGGTCTTAATGTCAGTGTTCGTGCCCGTAAACGCTGGATTGCAATGGCTGATAGTCTTGATGTTCCTTGTGAAGCCATTGTATTTCCCCGTGATTCAAATGAATTACACGCCAAACGACGATTTGAGAACGATAGTCGAGGACTTAGTTATGATGTCTGGTTAAATATTGCCAGGCGTCATAGTGCCGATTATGCGGTTCCAACTGTTGAGGAGGGGCTTGATGCTGTTCACTATATTACCTGGGATGAGATACAAAAGGGGAAGGTGATTGTCTGATGTTCAAGTCGTTAAAACAGAGATTGACGGAAAAGTTTCCAGTTGGTAGACATAAGATGCACGATTTGTATGATGTAATTATGGAGCATTTGGGGGTTACTGGTTACGAAGGTGGACAAGTTGCAGAAATAGTAGCTCAACAGCTTGAGTATGAGGGGTTGCTGGAGACTGGCATCATGCATTTCAAAATGAAAGACGAAAATGTTCCGTTTTGAAGGACAACATAAATGAATAATGAACCGTTAACAGATGATGAAAAGGTTATTTTGGAAAGGGCTGGGTGGCAATTTTTGAGCGATGACTATATCTACATCCCTGACGATTATGATGGTAGCATGGCATACGGCGTTTCCAATATTCGGCAAATATTGGACAGAATAAACGAGAATTTATGGAATGAGAGCTAAACAATGAAGTTCCAAGAAACATGTCCGATAACAGTTAATCGTCCCTACACAAAAGAAAGAATAGAGAGAAAGATGCAAAATTACGCAAAAGAAGTTTGCCAGTATTGTCATTTGCAAACCGCTCCATTGAATTGGCACGAAGGCTATCAAGAGTGCCAAAAGGCGATGCGTGAATTTGTTGCCAAGATCAGGGTGCTGCTTGCCTACGCCGGTCATCTTGAGACGTGTAAGAAAGAAAGCAGGACATTTACCAGTTGTGATTGTGGCTGGGCGACCTATGAGCCTTTGGCTACGGAGTTTTTGAGAAATAACCAACTCTACCCGCTGAAGAAGGTTATGCGGGAAGAATTGAAAAAACAGATCCTTGATTTCCTGATTTTCTCGTAGGAGACATATGAGCAAAAAGTTTACTGTTTTTGCGGCAGAAAGCCCCTACTTTCCAAAGGAAAGTTTGGTCGCAAAGCGAGTGAGCGAAGCGAACGAGACTGTGACCAAACCTCTTTAGGGTAGTGGGATGAATGCCGCCATAGGACTAAACTCAGGACTATTTAGGACGAACAACCAGCGTGACCATAATTCTGCGAAGAATGTCCTTGATGAAGGACTTAAAATACTAACCTCTGGAACAGAGGGGATAGCCGTTTGTCTTGGCGTAAGACCTGCTCAGAGTGGGCTGCTGATTGGAACGGAAGCCCCGCCGTCTTTAGCGGCGGGGTAGTTCACGAGACAACTGGAACTCTTCGGGACTGGAACAACGGGTGGAAATAATAAAGAAACTTTACGAGATTCACCCCCCAACTGCGAAGATATTTGCGGAACGCATCAACCAACCCATTGATGAGATTGAGGTTCATTTTTGAGTATGTGTTTGCTACTTTTATTTTTACTACGGAGGATTTATGAACATGAACAGACGGCAAGCATTGGCAGCAGGAGCGGCAACAATTGTTGGACTCACTGCTCCAATGGCTGTCGCACAAGTCGCCGAGAAAGAAGTCGTGGAGTGCGGTGGCGTGGTGTATGGTCACTGGTTACAGGTAGGTGGATGGTGGAAAATGAAAGTTTGCACCTGCACCGACGCCGACCATCAGCAATACCACAAGGAATTGTATTCTCGCACCGGCGTTGCCCTTATCGACAAGGACACCCCTATCGGCAAGGGAACGCCCGAAGAAAGTTTCTTGCGGTGGGGAGAACTTTTTCTGCAAGAGTTTCGTGCGGTAACAGCGTCCGGTAAAAGATTGCACTTTTTCGTGGTGCAGGATATGACAGAAAATGGTGAAAGCAATGGGATGAGTTCTACTGGTCGCCGATACTATCCTTTGCGTGAATCACGTCATTTATTGGGCAATGACGACTGAAAGTTCCGCCAGTTTTCGATTGTATTGAGCAACGCCAGTGGGTTTTTCCACTGGCGTTTTTTTGTTGAGACAATTATTGGCGAAACTTGGCGGTCATCTCCCGAACAGCCATGCAATCATCCAGATGGGAAGCCACAAGCCACACGTCAAGAGCGTGAGGATGAAGTGAAAAAGGTGCGGAAATGGACGATGCCCGCCCACGACCACATTGACGTGCTGCTGAACCCCAACGCCCTGACGAACCGACCTATCATCATCCCTATCCCTGTCTCGCCGTCGCCTTGGTCTATCGTCATAATCATCATCGTAATCTTCGTCACGGTCACGGCGTCTCGGCTTCGATACCGTCCTTTTTGCCTCCTCCGCAGCCCGCATAGCCGCATTGACAGTTTCCCCGCAATGCTTGCATTTCAACGCCGCAGGCCCCAGTTGAGGTACCAGTCGAGGTACCAGTCGAGGTACCAGTTGAGGTGCCAGTTGAGGTGCCAGTTGAGGTGCCAGTTGAGCTTAACGAAACGGAACTCGCAATCTTGGTTCTTTGCAGGAACTCCCCCCAGAGCAAATCGGCAATCATTGCAGGATTGGGCTACGGCAAGATGACCGGGAATGTCTGGAGCATGACTGACCTTCCCCGAACCTCTGCCGTTAAGTATCATTGGCTATCAGTTTACGAGGAACTGCTTTATCGCCAATATAGATCGTTCCAGTCATGGTCTTTTCTAAAAGCGGCAGGTGCTTAATAGAAGTATATTCGGTGTGCCCGAAAACTATCTTTTCTTGCTCTAGTTCTTCATTCTGAACGTATTGATAATGATAATAGAGGTCAAGACAACTACCGCCATTAGCCGTCTGCTGGAGGGCATTCATGTCGTCGGATGGGAATCCTGCTATTAATAATTTTTGTTTACGTTGGTCAAGCCAGAAATTTCTCATATGTTAATATAGCAACATGCCTTGTAAAAAAGATTGGTAAAATAAAAAGACAGAGGCGAAAACGCACCCAGTTTTCGCCTCTGTCTCCATACATATTAGTGGATGAACCTTCATCAGAGGTGCATCCTAAGAGTAGCAACACCGCTGCTTTTCACACGATTTAATTACCACAGCACCGTTACCCATAATATATATAGTAACATGTCTGTGAAATTAGAAGGCGATTATAATGCCAGACATGAAAATCTCTATGTGGTTAGTCAAACCTATCATAGAAGAAGTCAACAAATACTATCCAATTCAAAGGGATTACGATACTTTTCTTATAGGATTGAAAAGAGAGTGCCTGAACCAACACATTCTTTTAAGTTCAGAAAATTGGGAAGAAGTGCAAAAATACATTTTTTCAAAGTACCCATAAATTGATTTGTTCAACGAAAGATCAGAATCTTGAATTGACTAAAATTACAGGCGACGGTATCGTTCTTCTTGTTGGGGCGAGAAAAGGCGGCAACATTGTTTTTTGTGGCTGTGGACGCCTACTTGTAAACAATAACACGCTAAGAAGTTCTATGCATAAATTAAAGGTAAAAATGAGTGATAATGAAATTGACGAAGCTGAACTTGAAGTTACCGAAGAAATGGAGCTTAATGAGGAAGTTGGGACTGGTGGCTCAATCAAACCTTTCCTTAAGTGGGCTGGCGGGAAATTTAGAGTTGTGGATCGACTTAAAAAGAAGTTCCCCAAAAATGCCAAACGATTTATTGAACCATTTCTTGGGGCAGGCTCGGTTTCCTTGAATGTAGATTATCCTGCTTATGTGGTCAGTGATACCTGCACAGATCTCATTTGTGTATGGGAGTGTTTCAAAGAGATGGGCATGAACTTTGTTAAAGAATGCCAAGAGCTTTTCATCCCGGAAAACCATACGCCAGAGCGGTACTATGAGTTGCGAGATGAATTAAGCAAAACCAAGAAAAAACTTCGTAAAGCAACCATATTCGTTTACTTAAATCGACATTGCTTCAATGGCCTATGCAGGTATAACGCTAGCGGCGGATTCAATGTTCCATTTGGTAAATACAAGACCATTTACTTTCCACAGAAACAGTTTGAGCAATCGCTGGAACAGGTTAAAAAGTTCGAAATACATAACAAAGATTTCAGAGAAATCTTCGCTATGGTCGAGGATGGTGACTTAGTATATTGTGATCCTCCATATCTTCCAATGTCTCAATCGGCAAGTTTTGATGCTTATGCAAAAGGGGGCTTTAGTCTTAGAGACCAAATTGATTTAGCGAAGTGTGCAGAAGAAGCGGCAGATAATGGGGCCACTGTCGTAATTTCTAATCACTATAATTGGTATTCTAGGCAAATATACACCGACCTTCACAAAGGCAAGGTGTCTAAAATCGAAGTGGCAAGAACCATCAGCAGTAAAACTGACAAAAGGGATGCTGTTGATGAAATCGTGGCAGTGTTCCAAAAAAGTAAAAACGTTCAATCAGCTTAACTTTAAGGAGTTCTATAATGTTAACTCGCAGAAATGCTTGCGATACTCTGACAAAATATCTCGGTCGTGACCTGCGTCCACTGGCAGAGCAACATGGCGTAACCGTCATGGCGGAAAACGGGAATATTAACAAAGGATGGAAGGGACTTGCATGTGAAGTCTTGGCTGGCATTACACCAAACAATCGAAAAGCACCTAATGGATTGGGGTTTGAGATGAAATCAGTGGCTTATTATCTCAAAAATGGTCTTTGGATGCCAAAGGAAACTATGGCAATTACTATGGTTAAGCCAGAAGACTTCATTAAAGATGAATTCCTAAAAAGCCATTTGTGGGAAAAGTTGAAGAGCCTCATTTTTTGTGTTGTGTCTTGGCACGGTAGAAATAATCCAATGTCTCGGCTCCTCAAAGTAACAGCACTTGATTTTCTTGAAGATGACAATCTTATCAAAGAGATTGAGAAGGATTACGAGTTTATCCGCAACAAGCTGAAAATGCAGGGATTCAAATCCTTGACCAGTCGAGATGGCAAATATGTTCAGGCTCGCACTAAGGGAGCGGGACACGGGTCAACTTCTAGGGCATTCTATGCCCGCAAGAATTTTCTGGAAGCTATTTGCCCATCTTTCAAGGCATTGACAGATAAAGCGGTTCTGACAGGCATATTATGAAGGACTTTTTCATCGAGACAGAAGAGCAAGTGGAAAATGGTATTCCTGGTTTGATTTTGACCAGCGAAGCAGATTTCATTTGTTACTATTTCTTCAGAACCAGTCGTCTTTTCATTTTCGACACTAACTTTTTGCGACGATGGACAAGCTTGCACAAACACGCTTATGATGGTAAGCCGACACGAACACCTACTGGGAATAGCTATTATACGACACAAGGCATCCTGGTGCCAATTTCGGCACTAGCAGCACATTCTTTGACGATTTCGCAACTGTGTCAAAAAATACTCAGCAGTATTTCTTGATTTCTACTTCACAAACGGTCATTTAGTAGTATAATGTGGTTGTTGATTACCACAAAACCTGTAAACAAAAAAAATCACAAGTGGTGTCAGGGCTCCTTTGATGAGAGCATATGAATATAATAAGAAAGATTCGACAGCGATGGCTCGCATCTTGAGTTTTTGCAAATTCATGCATACTGGACTCCAAGAACATGTTGATAATAGTATCCCAAAAAGCTGCATGCCTTGTCTTGCCAAATATTACAAAAACGTGCAGGCACAGAATTATGGCAGTAATGGTTATATTGATTTGTATCGTAAAACACAGGATATTCTCCACCACATAATCTTCAGCCCAGATTCTAAAAGGGTGAAGAAACACTGCCATGAAGTGTTCATTTTGGGTCACGAAAAAATATGAGTATTACACTCCTGATGTTTATCTGCTGGCATTTTTTGTTATTAGATCATACATAAAGTATGATGACCTTCCAAGAATACATGGCTTTGAGAGAAGAGCAAGAAGCCGGATTAGATGACATTGATATCCAAGCCGCCAAAGAGGGCGAACACTTGAGGCGAGGCCAAAAATTGCAAAGAACCCACAGAGAAATCATAGGGATGGCTGGCAGTAAGGCTGGGGGACGATTTGCTCAATATCAAAAGTTTCCAGGCAGAACCAGCCGTGGAAGTGGCGTTAAATCAACAAATCGTCCAGGAAATTTCGATAGAGTATCCTCAGATAAATATCGCTAGGCTTCAAGCTGCCAAACTTGAAGCCTAGCAGAACACATGTCACCCCGCCTTCCTAGCCGGTTCTTTGACGAGGCCGTGCATGGCGTCCTTCAAGTCTCCGATGAGGTGCTTGACGATACGCACTGCGATTTCGTCAGTGGCCAGGGCTTCCTTGACTTCTTTGATGTCAGTCCATTGCGTGAACGCTGACAGCCCCAGGAACAGAAGATGTCTGGGCGAATCTTCAACGCCTGGCGTCGGGATCCTTACTTGGTCTTCGACCAGAGTATCGCCCACCTCTTCTCTTCCTCCAACAGGTGCCAATTGTAAGGAATGATGGGGTACTTTCGCCAGTGAGCTTTGCTGGCACTTACTAGATACTCAATGTCTTTGTCCTTAAACCAATTTGTGGGCCGCTCGGTGCCGCAGGTATAGCAATGCTCGATCCCGCCATTCGTGAGCCCATTGCGGCTCGCAAAGGACTCAAACTCTTTGCACACGTCGCAATAGGCACACCAATGGGCATCCTTCCCTGGGACTGGGCTAGGTGCCTGAAAGAGGTTCTTAAACCAGTTAAGCATGATGGGTCTCACTCCTGTATTGTTCTTTGCACCTGCTATGACGATAAGTTTGGAGAGATTGTTAAGTGATAGCTTTTGGAACAAATTCTCTCAATTCTCCCTCGGTAAGAATGTAATTTAATGGGCCGTCGTCAAGCAATCTTTGCTGTTTGCCTTTCTTGACATCGTTTGCCGATGCCCATCCTATTATTTCAATTTCAAACGGATCATTGCTTGGATTGTAATAACAAAGTATATAGCTGTTGACATCTTCTCGAAAATGTTCTTGTTCTACCCGCAAATATGGATCGTCGTAATAAGTTGTAGCCTTAATTGACATTACGCCATTGTCTTTAGAGACTAGATCGACGCCATCGTCTCCATGATCGGTAAAGATACGACTGTCGATTTCGGCATTACAAATTATTGATATAGCCATTTCTGGAACGATGCCTATAAGGTGAGCTTCGAGAGATTTTCTTTTTCCTCCATACGTCATTGCCCCAAATCTAGCTTCTTTCTGATTACGTTTCTTTGCTAGATCTAAAGCTATTTCAAATTGTTTGTCTGATAAAACAACTGAAACTCTTCTTGCCTTTAGTTTATTTCTCTCCATCATTCTCAAATATACTTCTTTGCTCATGATATCTCCTATGATTGCGTTTATGCTATGGACAGTCGCTGCTTGGCTTCATTTTTTGCTTCGTTAAGTAACCACCTGTAACATTTCTGAAGTTCATCCAAAATCATATCTTTGCGATTTTTGCCTCTAAAGGCATTGAAAATCTTTTTGTTCCAAAAACCATCTTTTTCATAAAATTTTCTGTCAAGCAATGACGCCTTTCTTTGAATTTTCTTACGCAAGATGGCTTCCTTTTCTCTTATAGTAAGATCTATGTCGTCGGAGTTTTTTTGTTTCAATACTTCTTCTTCGACAGAGATAAACTCACCCAGCCCCCCCAGTGCATTGGCAGCACGTAATGTTTCATATACCTTGATCTCTGGCACATCACGTATTTTGTTTTTTGACATAAACATCTGCACTTTGACCATCAGGTCAGAACCTAATTCATTGCCCATAGCATCTGCTTGTTGGTATCCACGAATCGCTGATGATTTATTCTCAATTACTGTAGGCTCATTGTTGTCTCCACCATCTTCATCATTTTCGAGTTGTCCCAAAAGCTCCGTCAGTTCATCTTCTTGATCTATCGGGAGAGAAATGTCATACCCGCCAACATATTTGATTGCATTACTCATTTCTTTGTCATCTGGTGCGAAAGCAAAGGCATTTTGTTTTTTGTATTCAATACCATCTTTGTCATATCTCATTATTCTAGTCAATGCTTGTATCAGCCAGGGTATAGATCTGATTCTAGTCAGTATGATCAGGTGGGTGGCCTCTTTGCAATCAAGACCTTCATATGCCATTTGACAGGTTATCAGTATCTCACATCCAGGTTTAGTGCGAAACGTCTTAATGTTTTCATGTGCATTTTTCTCATCACTTATGGCAAGCACCGTGCCAGTTGGCTTTATTGAAAACACTTCGGTTGCCAGATCCTTACAATGCTTTTGGCTGTGCCCTATTATGATTAATTTTGATCTTGGGTTTGCATTTGCCTTGTAGTCCATCCAATGCGTTATTCCTGCCTTTAATATGTTTTTGCCAATCTCAGAATCAATAGCCACAGATAGATCAGTCTTGTTTTCTATTGACGTTTTATCTACTTTCTCTCCATTACGCTCGTATTTGACAGATAAGGTCTCGGCTTTGTTGCAATACAGAGGAATGATCGCCTTTTCGTTCAGGGCGTCATCGTAAGTGTATTCAAGATCAAGCACTGGAGCCTTATTGCCAGTTGATTCATTTTCCTTGTATTCGACAAAGGCTGTTTCTTCTTCGTCGTGTCTTTTTATTGTCCCAGTCATGCCCAATACAAAAGCTGCTCTATCGTAAAGCGGTTTTACGGCCTCATAGTAGCCACGCTCCTCTTCATCATGAGCATTTTTAGAAACATGATGGAATTCATCAAGCACTAAGAGATATTTGCAATTATCAAACTCGTATTCATTGTTATTTTGACGCCCTTTATTGTTATTTCGAGCGGCAACCAAGGCTTGATATGTTGTTATGAATCCGTTGCCTCCTCTTGTCGGGTTGACATCATTGACCCTTTCCAATTCACGAATCTCAAGATTATGCGGGAAAAGTGATTTTAGATATCCTTTGGCGAATTCTTGGGCACCCTGGATCTTCAGACTACTTCGAGGAACCACCCAACAGACCTTATCGACGATGCCAGCTTCCGATAGCTTTTGCAATGCGATAATTGGCAGCACACTTTTCCCTCCACCTGGAAAGATGCTACTGAAAATTGATTTTTTAGGCAATTTGCCAGTTGTCTTATACTCGTCGATGATTTTGTCGAGTAATTCGCCAAGTTCACGCTGATGTTTACGTAACATATTATCCCCCTTTTTTAAGTTGCATGTTTTACATACTGCACGCATGTTTTCTAATTCGGTGTCTTTGCATACATTGAACGGGATCGTATGGTCTGCATGCCAATCATCTCCTAAATTATTGCCGCAAATTTGGCATTTCCCGTTGGCTATAATGTAAAGATGATTTCTATCATGCTTCGATCTCAATGTCCTCATTCACTAAGTGAGAAAGTAACATAAAATAATTCTCAACGCAAGAGAAAATTTTTCAAATATTTTCTCAGGCTTGACTTTACGTAAGAATTACTATATAATTGATGGAGAAAGGAAGGTGGTATATGTACCTGCAAGAAACCGCTGGCATTTTGGAAAGTCAGTTTGTGAAAATCAAGTATGACTGTGATGGCGACTTTGACCGTTGTGGCAAGGAGTGGCTTCTGAAGCTCAAGGACGCCAAAAAGAACTTCCTACAAAATTTGGAACGACACGTCTGCCGCCAATGCCAATTACGTAGCAAGAATCCAATGAGTCGCAAAGAAGTGCAGGAGAAGGTCAAAAAAACCACTTTGCGAAAATATGGTGTCTCCTGTGCCATGAATACGCATGAGAACATTGATACTCGCAACGAAAGGATGTTCGGCTCACAAGAAGCCATTGACGCTCGTACCAAGAAAACCAAGGAAACTAACTTGATAAGATATGGGGTTGAGCATGCTGCCCAGTCCACTGAGAAAAAGGAAAAGACTCACCGCACAAACAGAGAACGATACGGCACAAATCATCCGATGCAGAATGCAGAAGTGGCGAAGCAGGCATTGCAAACAGTTAGGGATAGGTACAAGGTCGATAATGTCATGCAAGTGCTGGAAGTTCAACAGAGACAGGTCGAGACTACTTTGGGAAGGCATGGTGTTGAACACTACAATCAGCTACCAGAGATGAAGGACTATCTGCGGAATCATTGCACCACCTGGCTGGCAGAGAGTTATAACGGCGGCGTAAAACCACAACCCGAAGGTGCTGCCTGTCGGTACTCCGACAGGCAGGGCTTGCCTTGTGGATGTAAGCCGCCAAATTGAAAAATATATTTTGTTTCGTCCATGAAAATTGTTAGTGTCATAACTATATTCTGATATGGACAGGAGACGTAGCCGAAAACTTACAAAGTACCTATGGACCATAGGGATTTTAAGGAGCAGGAGATTTCATCCTCTACTTTCTTTAACTTATTGACTAACATCGATGGAGTTGAAGTAAGCAAGATGAAGTCGTAGAATGCTGGAAGCCGCAGGGCTTGCCCTGCGGTAGGTCACCCGGTTAAATGCGACAAAAATAAGGTTTACTTTCGTTCTTCGTATGAAGCAATTTATTGTTACTACTTAGACAACAATCCAAATGTGGAATCGTTCTCATTCGAAGCGTTCAGAATCTCGTATGAATATGAAGGCAAAATCAGATTTTATGTACCTGATTTTTTAGTACGATGGACTGATGGCAGGTTGTCTATCAAGGAATTAAAGGCTGAGTTCTTGAGGGACGATGATAAAAATTTGGCAAAACAAAATGCTGGGACATTGTTCGCAGATCTTAATGGCATGGATTATGAATTGTTGTTCAATGATTACATTAAATCACTAAACATACAGTTTGATACGCTAAAGAAAATTGGATTTGCAAAAACAGAGGCATAAAAAAAGCCTGGGCTTGCACCCAGGCTTTAACGTTCACATTAGTGAACATATGTTCACACGACAAAATTAGCGATTGTCATTCTCGCATAAAACTTTGCCCCCTCCCGTAACAATTTTTTGCCGTACCGAGTAAGTATACCTTTTCTTGGGCAGAAGCTCTCTGGGTCTAACACGACTGGAGTCTGTGTTAAAGGTACGTATGGGCAGTAAAAGTAACCTGAGTCCATATAAGAATCGCCCTTATACCCAAGCAAAATCTGGTTCTGCTTAAAGAGTGGATCTTTGTAGAGCTTCCATCTCTTATTGATAGTTCCAACGTATTGGATACCAAGGTTAGAGGTGAAAGTTTCACTAGGATCAGGAGCGAAACCTGCTGTAGCCGTTTCAAAGATAGCTGCTACTTCTGGTGAAGTCACCAACCAGTTACAACCACCTCTTAAGGTCTTACGGTGAACTACTGCGGAAAGTTCTACGACCTTTACATAAAGGCTTTCGTATTTTTCCTTAATTGTATCGCCTAACGTAGTGCTGAAGTCCCACGCAGCCACAGTTCCAGCATTGTTCAAAAGGTCCGTGAGGACTTCTCGGTCAATTTCCAGGTTAATTTCCTGGGCCAAGACGGCTGTCAATTCAGCTTCGGCGTCGAGGTTATGTTGAGACCTAAGATCCTGTTGAGCTTCGTAGGACCATACAGCTTTAAGCTTACGGGTACGAGCAACGATTTCTTCAGACTCAACAACGAGATTTATTTCGGGGAGGTCTTGATTGCACTCCATGTTGTATTCGTACGACATGACGACGTGGTTCGCCGAAGGAGCGTTATTCCAGGTCACAGTAACTTCACCAGTAGTGTAGTTAATTGAGCCAGCGGTTGCATATGTGGAATAAGCACCGAGCAAGGTAAAGGTAAACGTGCCACCAGCGGAGACCGTAAAGGTCTGGACTGCTGTAGTGCCGTCATAAACTGTTCCGGTAACAGTTCCAGGGATAACCGGAGTATGCTCAACTGGGGCATAGGAAGCGGTTAGGATTGCACCTGGGTCAGTTGATGAAGTTTCGTTCTGGACGAACTGTGATGTGAAGTACACATCGAGCAGTGCGTTACCAGCAGCGTCTTGCATCAAGCTGTTCTGGTCGTCACCTGGGAAGCCACCGTTATTATCTGCACCACGGGTAGCACCCTTATTGCTTGAGTACCTGAATCTCAGGTAGTAGACCAAGCCAGTTGGGCCGAGCAGTGGCTGAACTGACACGATCTTATTTGCGATCAATTGCGGGTAGATACGTCGAACAAGAGGAATCGAAATTCTCTTGAACTGAGCGATATCACCACTATCTGTGCTGATTTCATTCATCAGCCTTTGGTTTTCCAGTAGTACTGCGGCAGCAGAGCGTTCGTATCGGTTGCCGATACCACGGAGGAGACCAGTACGAGACCATTTCCTCTCCATTTCCTTGGCCTCATTCAAAAAACGAGCATTAGCGTTCATTTATGTAAACCTCTCTTGTGTGTTAATGAACTTTATCTATGGTCTTAGTTCCTATTTTTCTTGGACTTTGACCTTCTTTTGGTTTCCTTAGTTCCAGCCAGGAGGTTTAACGTATCCAAGTTAGCCCCCTCATAACCTTCAAATAGCTGGTCGGTATCTTCTTCTTCTTGGGTTTCATCGGCGTCGTCGTCTGCGTAGTGACTTTCGTCATAATGACTTTCGTCATATTCTTGAATAATGTCTCTCTTAGGGACTCTATTGTCGATGTAACCTTTCCCCGATACTTGCTTTGCTTTCTTACTTCTTTCTTTCCTGTCAGATTGAACGGCCTCACTAAGCATCTTGTCCTTAGTTCGGACGCTTTCCAGAAGCTTACGATTCTCACCATTAAGGCGGATCTGACGAGCTTCCATAAATTGAACTTGAGCCTTAAGGTCTTCAATCTGACGTTGAGACTCTTCTAGTTTGGCTCCAGTAGCGAACACTTTTTCTTCATCTGAAAGATACGTGGCAACGTCCTCGACAACCTTGTCCAAGACAACTCTGTCTTGGGCGTAACGAGGATCGGCGAGAATATCTCGTCTGGCCTGTTCGTAAATTTCTTTGCCTTTTTGCTGTAAGAATTCATCCAACTTCTCGACCATAAAGGTTCGTACTTCATTGAATTTGCTGTTGTATTCTGCGTGAAGATCCAACTCCAAGGTTCCGTTTTTAGCTTTCTCTTCTTTGATGACCTTGTAAGCTTCTTCCCAACCGGAAATGAGTTCTTTTTCAAACTCTTCTGTTTGCATTTCAAGACGATTTCGTAATTCGTTAATTACGTTATAAGCATCTTGATAACCTTGAATTGCAACCTTCTCGGCTTCGGCCAATTCCTGAGCAGCCCCTGAGTAGGCTTTCTCTAACTCAACATTAGCTTCGGCTTCGAGATCGGCCTTCATCTCTGCTTTAGACTCTGCAAGGATTGCATCTACTGCCGAGGTCACATCATTGACCATTTCTGAAGGAAGAGCCTTCTTCAGGGATTCAAAAAGATCTATTTTGCTCATATTAGCCTAACCTCGCTTTGATATTATTAGCACTTTGTTTGATAATTCCACCTACAGCGGCTATTATTACTTCCTTGCTTAATCTATCTATGCCGGACTTGTTAATTTTCACATCAGAATCACGGTAATAATTCCTAGGATCAACATCTTCTCTCTTCCCGACCACCTTTTCTTGGAAGGCGGCAAAAGTAGAAGGGTCGGCAACTGCATCAAAAGTAATCAGCCTGTAGCTTTCTCCGATAACAAGAATCCCGTTCTCGTTAACTTTACCATTTCCTACACCACGGCTACTAATGCCGACTCTTACGCCGCCATTAATAAGCTCTTTCAATACTTTCCCATGTGGGGTATTAAGGATTTCTCCTTCGCCCATAAGAATGTTTCCATCCCACCACAACTTTGTGATAACGTGAGATGCTTCTTTGAAGTGAATAATGCTATCCGTAGGGTGGTCTAATTCACCAACTAAGCCACGGGCTTTTACTACTTCTTGAAGTCTTCCAACATTTTCGTCTAATACCCCGTACGGGTATAGTCTTTTATTTTTATTAACCGCCTCAGCCTCTTGAAACTTGCCACGAAATTTAATCAAACCTTTTTCAATATTAGATTCTTTCAGGTCTATTTCAAAAGCAGCCCCGCAGCAGTCAATCAATAACATTTGATCAATCATTTTTCTCCTTGTGTTATGTTGGCCAAGGACTGTTGTCAGTCCTTGGCTGCTGCTGCTTATTTATCAACAATCAAGTCATCAGACTTCATCTTGTATTTGCTCTTGTCCCAAGGTGATGGTTTCACGTTAGGATTCTGAAGGGCTGGCCAGGTATCGCCTAACTGATAACGGCTCCAATCACTTTCACCACTATTGGTGGCATTTGGTTCTTTCATCTTGTAGTCACCAAATGGCTTTTTTGTGTTTGGGTTCTTAAGTGATGGATAAGTATCTTCCCCACCGATGTTGCCCCATGAACGATGTCTCATTTCATCGGCCAAACCATTCCTATAACTTTTGCCGTCACTTACTGGAGCATTATCGCCCCAGTTGCCACTGAAGTCAGAGGAAGGCGTATAGCCTTTACCTGCATTCTTGGCCATTTGTGGATGGTCTCCATTGATTGTGTCGTGTGGTTTGTTACTTACAGTCCACGAATTGCCATCAATGTTGGTTTCAACCAAATCATGCAACCAACTTGCTACTTCACCGGCTAGGTCAGTGTTTGGCTCGGTGTCCTGTTCAACAATAGCTCTGAGTTCAACCAAATATTCTTCGGCCTCAGTCTTGAGGACTTCGTTACCTTCGGTTTGAGCGGCCTTGTGGATTTCAGCCAGGGTGTTGTAGAGGTCAACGAATACTTGCATCTCAACGTACTTGTTTTCATCCAAGGTGCTGTAGAATCCAGCAGCGATCCTCTGGAAGTCTTCGTAAACGTCTTCTTTGGCTTTATCGAGAGGGTTATTTCCAGACAACCGAACGATGCGAGCTACACGTTCTTCATAAGCCTCCATAGCCTTTCTCAAAATGCCTTCGGCGAAGAAGTTACAAACTGATTCATCGTGCTGGTCAATACCAGCAGCATCCAAAGCAAAGGCAATCTGTTCGGCCAGTTCCTCTTGTGTCAAACAAAGCAGGCTTGGCCATTGGGCAACAATTGCCTCAAGAACAGTTTCGAAATGACTTGTGTCAGATATAGCATTGGCTTGTCTGAGGTCGGACATTGCGTGACAGAAGGATGAATCTTCGTGAACCTTCTTAACCTTGCTGCGAAGAACTTGAACTTCGGTGTTCAATGTCTTCCAATTAAAGGTGAGAAGTTTATTCTCATTGCGAAGATCAGTTGTTGGAATCCTAAAAGCAACTACGTTGCCACGTTCGTCATGATTGATCTCGGATTCTCTTAAAATTGGGCCAAATTCTTGATAATCAAGATAGTTAAATACGTTTTCTGTAAGGTTATACCATTCACGCATCTTCTTTGGCTTGACGGAATTCATTTTGGTCTTAGATCCAGGCTTACGCATGTGGACTTCAACATTGCCTTTACCAAAGCGTTGGTGAATTTCTTTTCTCTTGTTAGCGTCTTGGGCTTTTTCAAAACTTGTCATTTTATTTTGACTATTTTTCTTAGCAAGAGTCCTTTTCTTAACAACCCAATCTGGCTGCTTGCCACGATGCTTGGTGCCTGTGCCTTTTTTCTTGACCCAAATTTGTTCGGCACCTTCCATGAATTGACGACGGATGGTTGGTAAATCTAGGTATTGTGCGAATAGCTTATCCGCTTTATCCTTGCTGTTTTCAAGGATGTTATCAACAACCTGCACTAACATTGATTTAGCCTTCTCTTTGGCAGAGGATTCGTCGATGACTAATTCCTCTATGCCTTCGAACACCAGGCTGTTTTTATTACGTTGATAGGCGGCATGAACATAAGACTTGTCCAAAGTCTCATAAGTCACATCTGATTCAGTGAAAGCATGTAATCGCAGGCAGTCCTTGCCAAGGATGGTGGCAACAGTATCTTCCGCCTCGATCAGTTCTTTTTCTGTGGTAATCAGAGAACCTTCGTGAAGCTTATCAAAGACTTCGAAATTGATCAGTTTTCTTTTCATCATATTCTCCTATAGGATGTATCCCAGATATTTACAGCGTCTGGATACGCATCAAAAAAACAAGAACTTAATATAGATATGCAGATGGAGCAAAAACTTGGAGGCAAAATGACAAGGTTTGAACAATTTATGCAAGAACGTGAAGGAATGTTTGAGAGAGACAACGGTCTTGCGGCTATTTTACAAATGGCGGCAGAGTATCATAAAGAGGAAGTATTAAGTTTCCTTAATATAAAGAAAAGGCAGGTAGACGTGACGACAATTTGCCATCTAATAAACACAATTCAGAGTTCGATGAAATCATTCCTAGTTCGGCAGATGGCGGTGGCGGGGCATCACAAGAAGATGATAACTAACGAATAGCTTCGTAAACTCCCAGGTATCGATCAGCAGAAATGTCCCAGTTATTTTTCTCAATGTAGCTGTTAATACTTTCCAGTATTTTGTTTTTATACGACGAGTCGCTGAAAATTTTGTCTATCTCATTCGCTAAAGTAGTGGTATTGGCACATCGTGGAACCACCCCCTCCAGGTCGTCGAAAAGATGTGCATCGCTAGCAATTACTGGGATTCCATTGGCCATTGCAATGCGGATAGCCCCGGAGGCTCCATAAACCATATTTTTGGGATCGTTTGTATATGGGAATAATGCCACCTTGGCTGTTCTTAAGTAGTTGTTTATTGTCTGTTCGGTATGAAACTTTTTGATGATTGCAACATTATCTGATAGGTCTAATTGATTTATTTGTCCACGCAAAAAGTCATAATATTGTTCGTGGATTATGTTAGTGTGAATGTTACTACTGCACAGATAGCAATAGAAAATGTCCTTGAATTTATTATCTTGATTTTTCAGTAAATGGATTGCCTGTAAGGCACGATCAACGCCTTTATAGAAGAAACCAAATCCAAACTGGACCAATGCATGAGGTGTTTGAAAAATGTTCCACAACTCTTGCTTCTCGATTGGATCAAACTGCACACACCCGTGTGGCACCACAAAAATTTCACTGTTGTTACCAATTTTACGAAGCGTCTTTTTGGCTTCTTCACTATGAACAATGATACACTTAGCCGCTGCACTACACACGCTTTTATCTAAATGCTCATAGACCGAATGCATTGCTACAGCATAAGGTATATCTTCAAGGGCAGACAGCATTTGCAAAAAATTAGTAGCTTTCGGAAAAATGCCATATTCGTGCTGAATGATTACAAAATCCGGCTTCCACTCAACAACTAATTCAATGGCATGTTTCATGCTCTGGCCACGTTGCCAACAACAGATTACTTCTGGGTCGCCTGCTGTGGGGATGTAGACTTGATTGAATTCGGAGAAGATCCTTACTTTGTCAACTTTGGGAACCAGGGCATCCACTAGATATTTCGTGTAAGTGCTTATGCCGCAGTTATCTCTCCAGTTGCATATTACTGCAATTTTCATTTCTTTCCTAGATTTATTGCTTTTATATGCCCGTTGACCAATTAACTTATTCCAGTGTTCCTTGGGCAATGTTGTTTCTCGTTCTTCAACAGTGTATCCTTCTGCTGTAAATAATATCTCAGATACAGCTATGATTACATCCCTTTTGTTGAATGCTATATACATAATTACTTTTTACGAGTATATTCCATAATCCAATAAACATTTGAAACGTTGTGTTGAATATCGGCATAGATGATAAATCCATCGTGGGATATAACGCCATTGCACATATCCATGTGCCCCTGACACACAGGGTGACCAATACCTTCACAGCAAAGATAAACACGCCTGCTTGTGAAATTTACATCGGTAGGCAATGAAAAAAATAATTCATGCGAGCCATAACTAAGCTGCACAACCCCATCAGTAAATTTATTGTTGTCAAAAAGTTCTGCATTCAAATGATAATACCACCAGCGGTTACCGTGTTCTATTCTTGGCATATTTCTCCTAAGCAAAGAGGTTTTTTTTTATTTCTTTCAGGTTTTCTTCGTTAGAGTTTGGAATGACAGATTCACTGCCACATAGTGGACAAATTGCTGTGTCTTCTTCATACGTCCATTCTTTAACCTCTGTCGAATCAAATGTTTTGCAACATTGATAGCATCCACATCTTTTGGCCTGCTTAACCAAAGTGTGGTTGCGTATCGACCAAGCTATTGCCTGCATCGCATTCATGTTTACCTATCTATTGACCTAGTTCAGAATAATCAACATCTTCTTCGTCTTGCTCAGCATCATATGACTGTATTTCCAAGTCATATCGTATGACTTCTTCGTCTGAAGGATCTGGCAATGGTTTACCTTGACCTTCTGGCGGCATCATATCTGGCTCGTCGTTATCAAGTGCTGGTTCATTCTTTGCGAATGTCTGCGGCTGTCCACCACCTCCAGGCTGCGGCCCTCCACCAGGAGGTCCAGCCGGTGGCTGTTCACCGCCCGGACCCAACATTGGATTTGGGCCACCTGGCTCAGCACCAATTTCTTTTTCACCTTGACCTGGAACGCCAACTCCCAGGAGTTGCGGGTTCTGTGCCAGAACTTGCAGTTTAAGATCCTCAAGTTTTTGAACCTTATTACGAGAGATCATTTCTTTAGCTCTCTCTTCAGGAACGTGCATATAGTCAATCAGGATGTCAAAGTCACTTAGTAATTGCGATCCTTTAATACTATTGGCGTTGTTAATGCGGCTCGTAATCACTTCTGCATTGGCCATTTCACGCCACGCAGAAGGAGGAGTCATATGTATTTCTAGGTCTTCATACAACTCAGGTGGAAAACCACGTAGAGTCAAATGCCTTTCGCCCACTTCACGTAAGGCTTCCTCGAAATAAGATTGCAACCGTTCAACTAATTGAGCAAATTGAACATTTTGAGCAGACAACGTAAGGCGAGTTGATTGCGGGTCATCATTTGCAAAATAGTTAGGAGGAAAATTCAGGGCACAAAACAGTTTGTTTCTGAAGTATACAGTATCATCAATTTCACCCAGGTTTTGGGCACCCGGTAAGGTTTCAATTCTGGTGTTAGACTGTGGACGCACCGGCAACCAGTAATCTTCATCGGCTGCTGGTGCATGCCATTTCTCTTCTACTGCATTGGCACCGCCATATACGTTACTATTTCTTACTACCTTTTTCTTTCTAAATTGATCCTTTATTCGATCCATTAAAGCTTCAGCCTTAGCTGAAGTTAACTGGCCAACGTCAATGTAAAACACTCGACGTTCAGGTGCCCGTGTTAGCCTGTAAACCACCATCGCATCTTCCATCATGCGAAGTTGATGAGCAGGCCCCCGAGCCGGTTCAATTAAAGAGACTCCATAAGGATAAAAGTTCTTACGATAGTCGCCTAGCCTAATATGCACTATTTGTTTAGGACTGAAACGAATTGCATTAGCTTGAGATAATTCTGAATCGGTAGCCGTTTCAATAGGCACATTTTCAATAGCTTTGTAATCAGGCCCTTCACGGGTTTGTTGAAACTCTACAAGACGACCCTTGGTAGTCTCAATACGAAACATCGATTCTGGCTGCAAATCCTGCAAACCGCACAAGCCCATTTTGGGGTCATCTGGATCAATTACCATTTCCCAAAATGTATCACCTTTAATGAGCAAGCGACGGAATCTATCCCAAGCAGTCCTTTGATTAAAGTTCAATCTTTCCCGGTTGAAGAACATGTATTCAAGCTCGTCTTTGACCTCCAAGTTGTCAACTTCTATCTTAAAGACACGATTTTCTTCGTTCTTCTGACAGTTGTGCATGACTGTAGATTCGGTACAGAAGTTCTCATATTTTTCAACAGAAAGATCGGCAACCGGCATTGATTCAGATTTCTGAATACCTATGATCCTACGACGATCCGGTTTGTATTTTGCTAGGTAGCGGATTTCTTTGAAGGAAAATCCTTCACGTTGGTAGCTACTTTCAATTGTTTTCCAGTCATGTCCCATCAACTTGGCCATTTCACGGGCCTGCATGCCGCCGTGAATAAGGCGGCATGCTTTATTAGCTCGTTCATATTCGGGCAGATCTCTACCTAAACGCCACTCATCAATGAACTGTCTTTCGTGTACCCAGCCTTTGTTGTGCGTGTAAATGCGAGGAAACTGTTTTATCTTCAGGTTTGTATGACCCATATTTGGTCGCAGACGATAGAAAGGCATCAATTCATCACCTTCTCTAAGATCGCCAGCATGCGACCAGCTACTGTCTCTCCTTAAAATACGATGGTCTGGAGTTACTATCTCGAAAGTTCCATCATCAAATATGACCTTTACTGTTTCTGCATACTTGACATGTCGAGGGTTGAAAGCCCAGCCAATGGTGTAATCACCTTTTTCAAAATCGAAACAGTAAACTGGGAATCGTTCATCAGCTTTGTTTTTAATCAACCATTCAATGGTCTTCAGTCCATCGAAAACAGTAGCTATATTGGTCTTGTAAGCCACGCATGCTTCGTCGGCAAAAACCGTCATTGCTCTATCGATTTCAGCAACACCATCGGCAAGACGCTGGTATTCCTTCATCCGGTTCATTCTGCTTGTAGTAGTCTGTACGTCAATTAGGTCGTTTTGAACTCTAATGAACGCACCGCTACCGCCAGTAAGTCCATCCCCACCACGTAGGTCCGGCATTACGTCAGGTTGGGTTACCCCAGCACCAGATAAATTCTTCTTGTCTCGTTTTCGACTAAGAGGGTCGTCCAGAAAACTGTACGTGAAAACCTTAAAAAAATCGTACCACTTGAGATTATCCATATAACCATACCTTGAAAAATTCGTGCTTGCTAATTTAAAGCCAATCCTATATAATGTAGTTAGAATGTAAATTGGAGAAAATCATGGATATGCCTAAAGATAAAAGATTCAAAGACCTTATTGGCAAAACATTCGGAAGATTATTAGTGCTGGAATACTCTGGCAAGAGAAACACAAGCCAACATCAGTGGTTATGTAAATGCCACTGCGGCAGTAAAAAATTTATTGGCGGAAACGAACTTAAAAGAGGAAAAACAAAATCTTGCGGCTGTTACCACAAAGAAGTGACGGAGCAAGCTAGGGAAAATTTAACAGGTCAAATTTTTGGACGATACACTGTAATTTCATACGCAGGAGCGAAATGGCCTAATAAAAAATCAAAGGGACATCAATGGCTTTGCCAATGCAAATGTGGCAAAAAGAAGATAGTAATGGGCATGGGCCTCAAAAGCGGCAAAACTACTTCTTGTGGGTGCTATCACAAAGAACAAACAAGTAAAGCTAGACTAATAGACTTAACTGGCAACAAATATGGCAGACTTACAGTGATTGAACGTGTAGGATGTAAAAATAATCAGCCCACATGGCTGTGTAAATGTGAATGTGGCAACGAGAAAGTCATATCAGGTAATAGTCTAACATACGGTAATTCTAAATCTTGTGGATGCAGACAAGGCCAATTCAAGCATGGACTCTGGGGAACACCAGAATACAGAAAATATTATCTTTCCGATCCAGCTAAACGTTTGCGTCATTATGTCGGAACGAGAATAAGGACTGCATTAAAGGCAACCAATGGTTCTAAGCAAGGCAAGAGTGTTTTTGATGTTTTGCCGTATACTCCAGAAGAATTGAAAAAATATCTTGAATCATTGTGGGAACCTTGGATGAGTTGGAATAATTACGGTGGTCCAAACAATAGCAAGAAGAAAACATGGCATATAGACCATATCATTCCACAGAGCAGATTCTATTATACATCACTTGAAGAACCGGCATTTTTGGAGTGTTGGGACTTGAGGAATCTTAGGCCGCTCGAAAAGATTGCTAATATGCAAAAATCAAATAAGATACTGGTATAGATACTTACATGAACATGCTTCAACTTGAACCAATGATTCCAGTTTTCGTTCCTAAATTTAACATGGAAGGGTATGCCTTTATTGCGACTCAACTTTCGCAAGAGCATCATATTCTTTTCACGATAGCCCTTGACAATGGTGAGATTTGGGAGTTGAACAACAAAGAAGTGAGATTTTGCAAGAACATTACTATGGAGAGAGAAAAACTGCTAAGTTCTCCTACTGAATTCGGAGCTAAGCAACATTTCAACAAAAACGCTCCTGCATAACTTATGCAGGAGCGTTTTTGTTATAACGGCGGCGTAAAACCACAACCCGAAGGTGCTGCCTGTCGGTACTCCGACAGGCAGGGCTTGCCTTGTGGATGTAAGCCGCCAAATTGAAAAAT